GGATAACAGCGACAATAAGAGACTGGAACATCAAAGAATATAAGGGTGTCAAGGAAGCGGAGAATTTCAGGCAGAAAGTGCTTGCGGCAATTAAGAGCATGACGGAGGCGCAGCGCGGCGGGATGATTGATTCCGATGATCCAGAATACGCGATGATTGAATTTTACCCGCACTTTGTAATTGATATGCCGTTGACTATTACACAAAGTCTTTATCAGGGCGTCGACCCTGTTGAATAGATACAAATAGCTGACCGGTTACGGTTAGCTCATAAGAAAGGAGGTAACGGGCATGATGAACCCATATAAGGGCATTATCAGGCTGGAATGCAATGAGGAGAAGTGCGGTGTTGTGAAGGGGAAAAATGTTGAGCCCCAGTGCATCTACTGCAAGGCAGGCATATTTATTGTGGATCACGACGGAAACACGCTGGCACACTCCACATGTCTCGAAGCAATAAAAGATGAATCACCGGCTCCACAACAGGAGGCCAAGCCGAAAGTTAAAAAGGACGCCGGAATAAAATTAGAGGAGGTAACAGAAGATGGCATATAACACGACTCCCTTTCACGGCAAGGTAGCAAGGATTGAGAAGAACAATGTTGCAATGGCTTTTTCGGACGGCTGGCAGATAAGCACATCGCTTGATATGTCTGATAAATCTGCTCAGGGGGATAGTTGGAAGTCGGCAAACCCCGGTCTTGCATCCTGGAACGGCTCTTTTTCTGGCAGTTTTGTGGCGGGCAATACCGAGCAGAAAGCATTTATTGACAATATTGTAAATGCGGCTCCGGGAACAAAGTTAACGGATGTTAAGTTTTTATTGGATGCCTCCACAAATGCCTATACCGGAGATATCTTTATTACAGGCATCAGCATAAATGCCGCCCTTAGTGATAATGTAAAACTCACCGTCAATTTTCAGGGCGATGGAGCTTTATCATTAACAGACGCGGCATAAAACAGGAGGTGTGATATGGCTGACATAAGCGTGCCTTCTCATGGCAAACACGGCAATATTTTCCGACTCAGGCCCAACGGTTTCAAGGGCGAAGGGTTAAACGATGCTTTGTGGGGCACAGGCTACAACGGCGCTGCATCCGGTGATTTTGAAGTTGTTATTGACCACGCCGGTGCAACCGACAGCTTCAAATGGCGTAAAAACGGCGGAGCATGGACCGAGGATGTGGATATCACCGGAGCGGAGCAGACTCTTTCCGATAACCAGAAAATTACCTTTGCAGCCACAACAGGGCATACCGCCGGAGATCAATGGAGCATCGGGAATTTGAAAGACGAAGCAACAACGGAATCCGGCACGACAGCACAGATAACGGCAGCTGCAAAGCGCCTGCTGAATCCGAATGCTACCCTTGTCTGGACGGATTCAGGCGGGGCAGTATGCCAATGGGTTGACTGGTCAAGCGGGATCGGGCATTTTGACAAGAATGTTACCGCCGTCACCGTTACCGGAAATAACGGGTATGTCGTCGACTCCGGACTGCAAAAACTCGGGTATCTCCTGTCCTGGAATATGACCGCGAATGTTGACATGGCTGATAAAACCGTCATGGGCGACAAATGGAAATCGGCATTACCGGGTATGGCCGGAGGCAGCGGAGGATCGGAAGGATTTTTCATCGGGAATAAATCGCTGCTCGACGAACTTCTTGCGGCGATAGCGGCAACACAGAAAGTGTGCCTGGTACAGCTCTTTACCTATGACCCGGATCAGGATCAGACAGGCTCGCATTTTAACGTCTGGGTGAATTTTACCGGGCTGAGTGTAAACGCTTCTATGGGCGAAATTGTAAAAGAATCGGCAAATTTCCAGTTCTACGGCAAGCCGGGGTATGTAGCAAATGCGTAACCGAGTACCCCGCCTTGGTAAAAACAGGGCGGGATTAAAATTAAGGAGGTTTTATGAGTTTTAAAATTGATATGTCAAAGCTGAAATATGAATCTCAGGAGTTTAATTATAAAGAAGATATAAAGCTGAAAATACGGCCTTTTCCGGCAAGTGAAGGGGAGATAGTATATTCGAGCAGGGGCGCTGTGATACCCAACAAAACCGGACAGGATAAATTCGTTTACTGTCTCACCGGATGGAGCGGAGATGTTGTTGACACTGACGGCAAGCCCTTACCCTGCACAGATGATATTAAACGCGCAATATATGATTTCCATGAAATAAATCAGGATTGCATGGATATGGTTGTTTTTGTAATAAGTAAGGTAAACGCATTCAAAAATAAAAAGGAAAGTGAAGAACAGGACTGAAGCAGTGGGCTGATTGGTGGTTCGCGGACGCGAAAATGAGCTGCGATCTGTGCCGGTCGTCCCAGAAAGATGAATTTGAGGGGTATAAAGATTTGAATTGCGCGGGCATCGACACCACAGAAATCTGCAGGAAGATAGGCAAGGCCGGCTTTCCTGTCGTGCCCAAACTCTCACAGGAGAACAAACGATTCATTGACGGTTTTTTCTCCCGTGTAGCTCCGGGCTTGTTTAAAAGCTCCGGTGATTATGATTACGGCCCGATACAGCTTGCGTTTAATATTTACGGTATACGGGACACGTCACAACGGAAGTATTTGATGGACAAATGCCTCGTGATGATAGCGGCGCATAGTGAGGCAAGGAGAAAAAAGGGATAAACCATGGCACAGCTTAAGATAGACCTCATTGTTGATGATAAAGGCAACGTCATAATCAACAAAACAACCGAGAATTTCGGCAAGATGGATCATGCTGTCAGGCAGGCCAACACAGCAGTTACAACAATGCAGTCCTCCGTAGATAAGCTAAGCAATTTTGTCGGGGAAGCTTTTGCGATAGGTGCAATAACACTATTTGCCAAGTCGGCCATAGATGCAGGGCTCGCCATGGAGCGCATGAATTCGACAATGGATGCAGCAGTAGGTAACAGCAATCTGGCAGGCAAGGAACTGCAATTTGTCAGAGAGCAAAGCGAAAGACTTGGTCTTAACCTCGTTGACACATCCCTTGCTTATGCAAAATTCGCAGCATCAGCAAAAAACACGTCTATTGAAGGGGAAGCTTCACGCAAAATCTTTGTTGGAGTATCTGAAGCGGTTACCGCATTGAGATTGCCCGGAGAACAGGCAAATGGCATATTTTTGGCCTTGTCTCAGATGATATCGAAAGGCAAAGTACAGGCTGAAGAATTGCGCGGGCAGTTGGGCGAAAGATTACCCGGCGCCTTCAAACTGGCCGCTGATTCTATGGGCGTAACCACTGCCGAACTTGATAAAATGCTGAAAGATGGAAAGGTGATTGCATCTGACATGCTCCCCAAATTAGCGCAAAAGCTCCATGAAACGTATGGCTCAGCGGCGGCGGAAGCAGCCGAAAAGGGCCAGGCGGCAATTAACCGGTTTAACAATGCGTCTTTCGAATCTAAAGCAGCCCTCGGAGAGGCTTTATTGCCCGCGCTGGTAGATGTATTAAACATGTTCCGCGGTGGGACTCCGATTATAACAACCTTTATCGGTACGTTTAAATTTATGGTTGTTGATATTTTAAGCGGGGCGGATAAGTTGATGGTATACATGAAAGACCTTAAAAGCGTAGCTATTGCGGGCGCTGTTGGAGGTCCCATTGCCGGAGCTGTCGCAGGCGTGGCGAAACTTATCAGTGGAGTAAGCGACAAATCAAAAGCTGAACTGGCAGAGATAGACCGCCGGGCGCAATGGACAAAAGACGATATAATCAAATCAATGGCAAAAACCGAGACATCCGTCAAAACAGCATCGGAATTGGCCGCGGAAGCGGCAAAAGCAGCGGCGGCAAAAGCAGGGGAAGCCATAGGCGGGCTTTCCAAAGAGGAACAAAAAGCGGCTAAGGAAGCCAAAAAAGTTGAAGAGGACCTCCTTGCCCAGCTTACCAAGCAGAATAAAACATTTTATGACACCGTAACGGCAGACGCGAAAAGCTCAGCAGAATTAAAAATAAAAATGGGTGAGAATGTCCTTGACGTCTCCCTGGAACTGTACGCGAAAGAGCAGAGCGCTCTTAATGCCTGGTATAATAAGCAAGCAGAATACATCAACAGCGGTTTTGACAATGAAAAAGTAAAGCAGGAAAAGCTTAATACCCTATATGATGAGTACGGGAAAAAATGGGAAACAAATGAAAATACGAAGGCAAAGAAAGTTGAAGATTACTCTCAGAAAAACCTTACAACCGAAGCGTCATTGTATAAAACAATAGATCAATATTCTGAGAATTCCGTAAATGCCGACATAGCTGCCCTGGAAAAGAAATACAAAGAATATGCCAACTATACAAAAAATACCGTCGCATTGGAAGAAGCCCGCGCGATTGAAGAAAAAAGAATCAGGCTCAATAATGCGGCAGCCAAAGCAGGCGTTGAACAAAATTATTATTCTACTGTAGCGGCCTGGGGCGCGGATTATTATACCGCTGTTGAAAAACGCCTGAACGCGGAAGCAGACCTTGAAGCCCTGAAGGTCGGAAAAACGTTCGACAGAGAGAAATGGCTTACCGTAAAGTGGCGGGACGAATACGCGAAAAGAGATTCTGCTGCTGCAAGCTTTTATGGCTCTTTGCAAAATTACGGGGAGACATCCTACAAAGCAGAGATAAGGAATATTGAACGCCAGGCGCAGGCATTTAGAGACGCCGGTTATGAAGAAGCCGCTGTCCTTGAATATGTCAGGCTCAAATCTGCTGAATCATATATAAAAATGGCTAAAAATTCACAAGACTGGGTCATCGGAGTTAAAGCCGGATTATTAGAAGTATCCCTTGCGCACACTACCTGGGGAGATACGGCAAAAGCGGTTACGCTGGCTTTTGTCAATGAGTCCAAGACACAGTTAACGGATAATCTTTTCAATGCTCTAAAAGGAAATTTCAACAATATCGGCATTGATTGGCAGAATCTTCAGGATACCATGCTGAAATCTCTTGCAAAGAATCTCGTTGATATGGGAGCTGAAGCAGTATCAAAAGGTGCAATCAAACTATTTTTTGAAACTAAGTGGACCGAAGATGGCTCCAATGTCCTCGGGATCGTCAATAAAGTTCTCGGCTTTGCCGGGGATTTATTGAGCGGTACAACCCGAGATTCGGCGGGTATTATAGGCGGCACAGATGCAATGTATACGCTTGCCAACGGTGGTTTTGTCCCTGGTTACGCAAACGGCGGTAACTCTCCTATGAATGACACTGTACGTGCCATGCTCTCTCCCGGTGAATTTGTTATTGACAGGGAGAGCATACAGGCAATAGCAGGGCAAGGGCAGCGCGGTGACACCATGCTTGCACACATTAACCCTGCTGAAGCGGCATTGTTAAAAACGCTGGGCGGTGCAGGCACCATTAACCCTCGCACCGGTCTCCCTCAATTCTACGGTACATTTCAGAAAGTAGGCGCAAATGAAAGATTCCCGGATGGTACATACGCATCCACTTGGGGCGATTGGCGATATGTTTCTGATAATCCGGCGAACCCTTACCGATATTTCACCTCACCCATTGACAGCATGAACGGGGCGGTTGCAGACTGGTCAAAAGTCACCTGGAAGAACGGCGTTGCTTATACGGGCGGCGTTGATTCTATGTGGAGTATGAACCCGGTTACGGGGTATGTAAGACTGAATTCTCAGGAAGGACAGAATCCGGGGAGAAGTTTGTTGGGCGGTTTAATCGGGGAAGAAGCAGCGGGTTATGTAGCGATGGCCGGGAAAATGCTTGCGACATATTACGGCGGGCCTATTGGAGCAATGATAGCGACAGGAGGCGGGGAGTTGTTGGGAAACGCAATACAGGGTAATGATATTGATTTTGCTCAAATTGGGATAGATACCGCGCAAGCAGGGGCGACGGCTTATATTACGAAAGGAATTGGAGAATGGGTAAAAGGTTTAGACTTGTCCAAATTATCTACGATGGCGTTGAAATTCGGGGCAAATTATGCCGCTGGTACAGCAATTGCGATGGCGGCTAATGCTGCAAGGGGTGCTATAGGCGGTGATGCTGGCGGCTCCATGTCAGTAAAATATATGGGTGCGAATGATAACGGCTTGCTGGCTGGGTTAAGCGGCCTTATGGCGGGAATCGCGCCTAAGTCATACGCACTATCCGCAAAAAACGGGCTTGATTATGTGCCCAGGGATAATTTTTTGATAAATGCGCATGAAGGCGAGGCGGTGTTGACAAAGCAGGAAAACAGGGAGAGGATGAGCGGGGGTAAAACGGGCAGTTTTGACCTTCCTCCTGTCCAGGTTAATGTTGTTGTTGATAACAGGGTCCTGACATCGATTATATATAAACAGAGCAAGGCCGGCGTAAAAATTATGCATACACGGGGGATAACAGACATATGAGTATATTATTTCTCCACAACAACCTCCTGGACACGGCGACTCTTACGGCAAGCAGCGCGGCTATCGGGTTTCCGGCGAATAATCTCAAGAATCCTTTCCGGACAAAGACATGGAAGACAGCCGGAGCAACTGCAGGGACGGCACAGCTTGTCATAGATCACGGCACTGCAAAGGCGGTCAACGCGATTGCTCTAACGGGTTATCCTGACTGGCTCGCGGCTCCGGGAACGCTTCAGGTTGAATTTAACGATACGAATGTATGGGGCGCACCGGCGGCAACGGAAGCCCTGACATGGCTTGCGCCTACAACGCCGGGCGGAAATAAGGGCTCTATAATAAAAAAACTGGCAGCGACACGAACCTACCGGTATAACCGTCTTTCCGTTGTTAACGCTCCGGGTGACTGGAATCTGGGAAGACTTTTTGTGGGGACGTATTTCGAGCCTGCTATTGATTACGGCTGGGGATATAGCGAGGAGGTTGTTATCCCTTCTCTGATATCAAAATCCATAGGAGGGCAGGCTCACGTTGATGAGATAGAAAAGTACAGGGTTATCCGCTGTAACGGCGTTATTGAAACTCAGGCTCAGTGGGTGCTTTATCAGGCCATGATTAATATTGTG